CAAATTAATATGGCATCAACATTTTCATCAGATTTAAAACTAGAAATTATAACAACAGGTGAGAAAGCCGGACAATGGGGTGGAATCACTAACACAAATTTACAGATCTTGGAACAAGGATCATCAGGAGTTTTAGATGTAGATATGGCGGGAGCTAGTGTTACATTACTACTTACAGATGGTGCAACTTCTAATGGTAAAAACGCATATTTAAGATTACACGGAACTTTAGCAGGAGATAGAACTATTACCATGCCATCGGGTTCAGGTGTAACTAGAGTATGGGTAATGAAAGATGATACTGTCAGAGGTACATCAAATAGAACACTTGGAGTATTAACAGCTAGTGGTAGCACCACTCAAATACCACCGGGTGCAACTGTTCTTTGTAGATCAAACGGCACAGAAACAGTTATGACTATTTTAGAAAAAGGTTATGCAACTATAACTGATTCTAATAGTCCATACGCCATTGTAGCTGGCGCACAAGTTTTTGCAAATACAACCGCCAACCCTATAGAGATAGATCTACCTGCCTCTCCATCTGTTGGAGATGAGGTAACTGTTATTGATACTAGAGGAACTTTTAATTCTAACAATTTAACTTTTGATAGAAACGGACAACCAATTAATTCAGGAACTTCAAATCTAGTATTAAACACTGATGGCCAAGCTGTTACATTAGTGTATGTGGATGCAACAAGAGGTTGGGCATTTAAGACTAATACAGCTTAGGAGAGTAATCAGTGGCTCTCATTGACTTTAAATTTAGATCAGGAATCGATAAACAAGATACATCTGTTGGTGCAGAAAACAGATGGGTTGATTCTGACAACGTTCGTTTTAGATATAATCTTCCTGAAAAAGTTGGAGGATGGTCTTCACTTCTTCCAGATACAATAGTAGGTGTTGCTAGAAAACAACATGCGTTTGTTGATCTTGATGGTAATAGATATGTTGCAATTGGTACAGATAAATTTTTATTAATATATTTTGAAGGAGCCTTATATGATATTACTCCATTTAGAAGTAATAATGCAGGAGCTCAAATTACATTTACAGGTTCAACTATAACTACGAGTACAACTAGAGGAACCGCTGTTACAATTACAACATCAACTAACCATGGATTAGAAGTAGGAGATATTATTGAATTAGATTCAGTAACGATGCCCACAGGTTCTAGTATTGCTGCTTCAACTTTTGAAGATAAACTTTGTCAAGTTATAACAGTTCCTACATCAACAACTTTTACAATTACATCACCATCAGCAGAAGCTAATGGGGGTGGTTCTGATTTGACCTCAGGAAGTTCTTGCACAGTAGAACCATATCAAACGGTTGGACCAGAAGCACAATCTTATGGTTATGGTTTTGGTATTGGTAATTATGGTGGAACAATAACAGGTTCACAAAGCACAGAATTAGATGGATCATTAAATGCTGACACAGCAGGCACGGGTGGATCAGGTACGAGTGTAACTGTAGACTCAACAACAGGTTTTGCCTCTTCAGGAACTATAGCTGTTGGCACAGTTCCGAATGCTGAGTTAATCACTTATGGTTCGACAAACTCTACAAATTTTTTAAGTATTACTAGAGGTGCAAAAGGTACAGCGACAGCAGGCACATCAAATGGTCAAGCGCATTCTACTAACACAACAGTTCAGGATGCAACTTTATGGACAGGGTTTGGAGATGCTGTGTCTGCATCGACCGTGACTCTTGAACCAGGTCTTTGGTCTTTAAGTAACTTTGGTCAAGTATTAGTTGCAACTATTGCTAATGGTGAAACTTTTACTTGGGATTCTTCTATCGCAACTAACTTTACAACAAGAGCATCTAAAACAACTACTAATTTTAATACGGCAATTAGTGGTTCACTTGGTAATCCTACTGCATCTAGAGTTACACTTATATCACCAACAACTAGACACTTAATACATTTTGGAACAGAAACAACTATCGGTGATCCAACTACGCAAGACGATATGTTTATTAGATTTTCAGATCAAGAATCAATTAATGATTACACACCTACAGCCATTAACTCAGCGGGTTCTCAAAGACTACAAGACGGAACTAAAATAATAGGTGCTTTAATAGCTAAAGAAAATATATTGGTGTGGACAGATAATGCTTTGTATACCATGAAGTTTGTTGGAGCTCCGTTTACTTTTGGATTTGAACAAGTGGGTACAAACTGTGGTTTGATAGGACAAAACGCAGCTGTAGAAATAGATGGTATTGCTTATTGGATAAGTAATAATGGTTTCTTTGCATTTGATGGTACAGTTAAAACACTGTTATCTTCTGTAGAAGATTATGTTTACGATGACTTTGATACAACAAAAGGCCAACAAGTTTGTGCAGGTATTAATAATTTATTTTCTGAAGTTATTTGGTGGTATCCTACATCAGGGTCAGCTTATAATAATAGATATGTTGTTTATAATTACGGTGAATCTAATCCACAAAATGGATTAATATGGTACACGGGAAACGAACCTAGAACAACTTGGGTTGACTCTATTGTATACCCTAAACCTTTTGCAACAAAATTTGATGATAGTGCAGAGGGAACTTTTCCTAGTATAATAGGTTTAAACGGATTAGGTCAAACAACATATTTTGAACATGAGGTTGGTACCGATCAGATTAATCCTGATGGTTCAACTACAGCTATTGCATCAAATATAAAATCATATGACTTTGATTTAGATGTTCAAGGAAATGGTGAGTTCTTTTTAGCCATGAGAAGAATACTACCTAACTTTAAAGTTTTAACAGGAAATGCTACATTAACAGTGGGTATAAAGAATTTTCCTGCACAAGCAGATACTGCTAGCACTTATAGTCCCTTTACATTAACGTCATCAACGACTAAAGTAGATACACGAGCACGTGGTCGTTTTGCTAACATTCAGATCTCTAATAGTTCTACATCAGAAACATGGAGATTTGGTACAGTTAGAATAGACTTACAACCTGACGGGAGAAGATAATGGTAAAGCCAGCAGTAGATTTTATGCAAAATTATAGACCGACACCAAATCGGATCTTTGATTTATATAATTATTATCAGGGTGTGGGTCCTACCACAGGGACACCAACTACGGCAACTGCTAGTGTTCCAGGATATAATCCTTTTGTTCCAAGCACTACAGGTAATGTAAGTGGTATTACTAGTATTGATCCAAAAGGTTTTAATCAAAAAAGTAATTTATTTGAAATTGATCCTTTTGATTACGAATATCAAGCGGCTTTTCCTAATGAAGGTAGAATTAAAGGCGCATTAACTAGAGCTAAAAATTTTGGAATTCAAGGACTATCATCTAATATGTTAGCACAAGGTGGAGCAAAATTAGGGTTTAAACTTGCAGGTATGCCAGGTGCTTTAGCAGGTATGATAGGTGGTGGTATTTTAGGGTTCGGGGCTCGAGGACCTACGGTTGCAGAACAAGTTGTGGGAAACTTTTATGGTAATCAAGGTAATCAACCAGGTTTTTATAGAGACCCAGTAACAGGAGAACTTGTAGAAAGTGCAATGCAAGGATACAATATTTCTTCTGCATTTGGTAAAGGTATTTCTGCTACCATAGATAGTAGATTAGCTAGAATTGCTAAAACAATACAAAAGAAAAAAGGTAAAGTGTCTAAATATTTATTAGAATTACAAGCAAAACTAAAAGCAGAAAAAGAAGCTCTTGAAGCAGAAAAACAAAGACAAGCTAAAGAGTTACAAGCGCAAAACAAAGCAGGAGGAACAGGTGGCTACCAAGCTGGATACGATAAAGGCTTTATGGAAGGAAGTGGAAAATCAAAAGATATGGGGAGTTCTTAATGACAAAAGTAGTAGTAAGAATACCAGAACCAAAAGAACGATACGAAGTTGATAACCAACGACAGATTGCTAGAGCATTAAGAGCAATCGTTGAACAATTAAACTCAACATTTTTACAGGAACAAAAAGAAGAAACAGAAAGGTTTACTTTCTTTTCACAGTAATGGCTAATGTATATAAAAATATTCAAGCAACTATCAATGCTTCAGGAAGTGATGTCAGTATGTATACATCACCTGACGCTACAACAAGTATTGTTAAAACAATTAAATTATTCAATACACATGGGAGTGCGCTAGATGTTACTATTAAAGTATTTAACGCTAGTTCCTCAACTGACTTTGAATTCGATGTGTCTAATGTTACACCAAGCGATGGAGTTGATTTACTTACGTTTAACAACATCCTTATCTTGGAAGCAGGAGATATATTAAAAATGCAAACAACACAGACTAATGTAATAAAGATGACAGCATCTGTACTACAGATTAGTCGATCATAGGAGAAATATGCCGTTCATAGAACAAGAAGCTAAAGAAGAAATTAAGATAATAGAAGGTAAAAAAACAAAGGTTATTACCCCTGAAGTAGAGATTACTCTGACTAATATGGAGACAGGAAAAGAATATATGTCAGATGCCGAAGCAGATGCTGATGTAAATGACCCTAATACTGCTACACAAAGAGAGCATATAAGAAGAGATGTACATGTTAAAGTGGCTCAAATTAATATTGGCGCTGAATCGAAGGAGTTGTAAAACGATTAAAAATAGGATATTTTAGAAAACTATGGCAATTTCAAGAATGCAAGAACCCAGACAATTATACGGATTAGGTAGTTTAGTTAAGAAGATAACTAGACCAATTAAGAAAATAGTTAAAAGTCCTATTGGTAAAATAGGTCTTATGGCTTTAGGAGGGTATGCGCTAGGAGGAGGATTTGGTGCAGGCGGTTTTAAATTTGGAAACATTTTAGGTAAAGCAGGTATGATGAGACCTGGTCAAGGTTTTGGTGGTGGTAAAGGATTATTAGGGTTATTTAGTAAAGCAAAAAATGCTTTGTCAGGTAGTAAACTTTTTTCAGGTTTAACATCAGGTAAAGGTATATTAGCAGCAGGTTTAGGTTCTGGTTTATTAGGTGGCTTGTTATCAAAACAACCTGACGAAGATGAGGATGAATATCAAGACAGAATTATGAGATTGCAACCCTACTTAAAACAATACTACGGCAACGTAGGTGATACATTTGGTGATCAAAAAATAGGTCCGAATGAATTAGAAGATTTTGTTACATCACAAAGCATCGAGTACCAGGGAGCAAAAGATGGTGGTATTATAGGAGCAGGTGGTGTTACTCCTGAAG